CGCAGCAAACGGGCAGCAATCAGCCACTTGATGGCGCCCTGCACTGCCCGGTCAGACAGGCAGGTGCGTGTGCCAATGGTTTTGATGGAAGGCCAGCAATAGCCGTCATCGTTCGCCTGGTCAGCCAGCGATATCAGAACGGCCTTTTGCGCAGGCGACATGCCCTGCAGCGGCCAGCAGGCCGACATGATGATGGTGCTCATAGGAAACGCTTTCGATATCAGTCCAGCCGCGCCTGTCGCGCCTTGCAGCGCACGGGCTTGATCTCTCGCTGACGGGTGGACAGGCTGCACATGCGCACCTCGCCCTCCTCCAGCTTGCCGGCGGCCAGCAAGGCGTTGACGGTGCTGGCCACACTGGACAGCTCCAGCCATTCGCCGGTTTGTTTGTGGTGGTAGTCACGCAGCTCACGGCGGCTCATGTCGCGTGTGCCGTACTGGTGGGCATGGCGCAGCGACTCATACAGCCGCTCATTCAGGCGACGGCGCCCTTCATTGCCCAGGGCGGCAAATGCAGCAGCGCTGGTGTCACGCCCTGTCACAGTGGTGTGTTGCATGGATGATCTCCTCTCGATATCTGGGCAGGCACCGGCTACACGCCAGCGGCCTCCCGCAGGCGAAAACGAATGGGCCGGGCCAGATACGCCTCGGCATCGGCCCGCTGGGCCACCTTGTTCATGTCCAGGCGGGGCTGGTAGGTGCCAGTTCTTACAAACAGCAACACCGGGCGCACATTGACCCCGCCAGTGCCACTGGCGGCCCATATGCCGGGGTGCAAATGGGCCATGCGCGCATCGAGATCACCCTTTTTGGTGATGCGCGGGCCATCACGCAAATGCCCGTAAGCCAAGAAGTAGCGCCGCCCTGCTTGCTTTTTGGTGCCACGGTGCACACGCTGATAGCCTCTGGCGCTCATGTTGGCCTTGTAGCCCTGCTCACCAAAAGCTTTGAAGTAGCTCAGCAGCTGCACCAGAAATGCGCCGCGCAGATTGCCTTGGCCTTCATCGCTGCCGGGGTATGGGCCGCCACGTGCTTCGTCAGGAATGGCCGTCTGATACCCCGCAGGCAAAATGCCTGCACGGCGCAACGCCACCTCGCTGCGTTTGTCATTGCGCCGGCCACCCCAAGCCTGGGCATTCAGAATCTTTTGCGGATCAACGCCCTTGCCGCCCATGTAGGCTGGCTCAATCGTTACGCTCAGCTTGTCTGGCTTGGCCATGCGCACACGCGGGCTGCGCAAGATGTAATCCGTGGGTTTGTCAAACACCGCACGCATTTCTTCTTGCATGGCGCGGCGAATCTCAAATCCCGTGTCGTTCAGCGCCTTGGCATAAGCACGTGCGGCCTGCTGCCCGGTCAAGCCGTGCAGCTGCTTGAGCAGTTCTGCCTGGTTCATCACGCTAGCGCTCAGCTGAAGGTGCATATCAACCCTCTCCCCGCTGCGGCACGCGCGCGGCCACGGTGCTGACCAAATGCGCCATGCTGGCCATCGCCTCGTTGGCAAAGTGCTCTACCCGGCGCTTGGCGTTCTGACTCACATCCCCGCCGCCGCGCAAGGCATCGGCTGCGGCGGCAGTCAGTTCGCCCATGGCCTGCTGCACGCGCATGAATGCCTCCACCGCATCGCCCTGCGCATCGTCTGGCCGGCTGCGGTGGCAGATGTAATCCAGCCCTGCCGCCATTGCATGCAGCACATATGGGCGGCCAGACACCACCTGCAAGGCCATGGTCTCTTTCAGCGTCAGGTGGTGGGTGGTGTTGTTGGGGTTCAGCTTGTGCTGCAGCGTGTTGGCAGACACCCCCATGCGCTGCGCCAGGGCGGGCACACCGCCCGGCACCTCCTGCGCAATCAGCAAGGCGGCATCCAGCACATCCATGCCACGGGCCATGTCGGCCTCAGGGCTCATATCGCCATAGGCAAAGGGCGCAGCAACTGAGACAGTAGCCCCCATCACAGCAACACCCCCTCACCTTTGAAAGGCCGCACCA